GAGAACCATCTCCGGCTCCCAGTACTTGTACTCCTCCATTGCAACCTTTTTCAGCTCCGGAAAATTCCACCGATCCTTCTTGGCGTCAAGAAGAATGAGTGATGGCTTGCTGTCGTCATCAGGACGGAAAACGCCCCACGTCGTAATGGCAGAAAAGTCAGCCGTCTCCTTTTTCGAGAATGCCGTATCATAGGACTGGATAATGAATTCCAATTCAGGAATCTTATCCTTTTCCCACTTCTGCCACCATTCACGCTTTATAAGTGCACCCTCCTCGGAGGTTGGTGCCTGCATCCATTGTGCTTGCCACTTGGTGAGCGGAATAGACGCCTTGACCTTCATTAGTCCAGGTAGGTCCCAAAAGTTTCCCCACATTGGCTTATCATTCAAGATGGCAGGAAATTCAACAATTTCCCATTGGTCCGTATGTTCATCCTTGGCTTGGGCCTCGAGCAACTTGCCAGTGAGATCCTTTACTGACCAACGCGTCATGACTAAAACAATAGCGCCACCCGGTTGGAGACGCTGCCTTGGTCCAGACGTATACCACTCGTAGTGTCCTTCCAAAACACTTGGAGAAAGGGCATCCTGCTCTGAATGGGGGTCATCAATGATCAATAAATCCGCACCACGGCCAGTAATAGCACCACCAACACCGGCAGCGAAATATTCGCCTCCATGATTGGATTCCCAGCGTCCTGCGGCCTTAGAATCGGTTGCAAGTGTAACATTCGGAAATACTTTGGCGTATTCCTCGGATTCCAGTAAATTCTTTGTTTTTCGACCAAAACGGATGGATAATTCGCCTGTATGCGTTGTTTGGATCAGTTTTGCCTTTGGATGGCGGCCCATGAAGAATGCGGGGAACAAATGCGACGCAAATTCAGATTTTGTGTGTCTTGGAGGCATATTTACGATTAATCGCTTCAATTCGCCGTTCGCGACGCGATTTAGCTTCTCAGCATAGACCTTGTGATGGTATCCTTGGACAAAATCTGGCCAAACCATCTTGACAAACTGCAAAAAATCCTTTTGCCCCTTTTCTTGCTTTTCAACAAGCGCTTTTCTCAAAATCAGCTTTAGAGTATTCGTATCCAAGCTTTCTAGATTCGAAATAGTTTCCATTTTTTAAAAATTTTTTTAGAATGGGAATCATAACGTTTTTTGGGGTATTTGTCACTCTCTAACTGTCTTCGCCTATTTTTAAAGCATGCTTATCGAAAAAGGGGTGCATGGGGGTCGCTATAGAGGCGCGCACGCCCGGGAGCCTGCGACATTTTGTCGCACCACTACATATAGTAGCGCCGACGAGCCTCGAGCCGCTACATCCCGGGCCGCGGCATTTTGTCGCACCACTACATGTTGTGTTGTATTCTTGCAACAAGCACTACATACCCGGGCTGCGACAATTTGTCGCATTGACATGACTTATCCACATTGTTGCACAAATACAACAAACTAACTATTGCATTAAATACCTAATCATAGTAGTATCATAACTAGAAATAGAAAGGGTCTATTATGACGAAGAATGAATTTAAAGATAAAGTTGGAATGGGTTTCTTTTCTTGTAAATGGATTAAGAATAATGGTCAAGAAGCCAAAGTTAAACGTGGCATACTTGGTCAATATGCTTGGCGATTTACAAACAATCCTGTTCCAACAAATACTACTGAACATGAAAGTTATGTATTAGCTTTTCGTGTTGGTAGTGGACTACTTCCAGAACATAGACGTTGGGTTAATATTAACCCAAATACTGTGTTTGAAGTTAATAGGGTTAGAGTATGACTAAAAAGAATGAATTAGTTACACTCAACAACGTTGACATATCTCCACTAGTTCGTGAACTAGTGGAGTACTCTAAATCAAAAAATGCAGTTGGTGATTTAGAGCAATTAGTAAGTAAAGTTCCAATGGGAAATAGTCCTGATTGGAAATTAATTAGTGGTGTATTATGCAATTCAATAGTTGAATGGGCATCACAAAACAAAGAAGGTAAAGAATTAATACAACACTTACAAAGTGATATTGGCTACTTACTAAAAAGAATGGGTTTAACCCAATAATCTAATAGACCCCAAAACATTGGGTTGAATGAGAGGCGAACGAAAGTTCGCCTCTTTTTTTATGCCTAAATTCCAGCATCTCTGACTGCCTGCTCCTGCTGCCCGGGCTGGACATCATCAATGATAAAATGGCAGAAACACAAGGAGTTTGGAACTGGAGTTTCCCCGGGCCCTGCCGGGGCAACCTGGGCTGTGGATAACTCTGTGGATAACGTGGATAAATGGAGTTTAGGAGTTTGGAGTTTAGTGGGGCAAGAGCCGAATAACTCCGTTTATCTTGCCCCTTTTACGAGGGTTTCGTAAATCTTTTGCTCGTCCTTGTATCGTAATACGCAGACTGGTCATTTTTCTAAATGTTCCCCAAAATAAGAGATAGATGTAACACTCTATTTCTAATAACAATATAGCATTTACGAATCATCTCATCAACCACTTTTTCAAGAAACTTGTGGATAACCCTTCAGGAAGTTACCGGGATCCCGGTGATCATTCCAAGATCCACATCCCACAACAAAATGGCGGAAAACAAAGGAGTTTGGAGTTTCAAACGCCCGGGCGGTCCCTGCGGGACATCCAGCAAGGTCCAAGGACCAAAGTACTGGGAGGCTGGAGCTTGGGAGTTTGGAGTTTCTAACGCAGCCAGAGCTGCAGCAGCATATAAATCAGGATGCAGGCAACCGCAAATTTGGCAGGAACCAACAATAATAACAGGAAATTCAACACTTTCTAATTCTCTTTCTCTACCCACTCTTCAATATAAGCGTCGCAATCCAGGATGTCAAGATCCCGGGCGAAATAAATATCGCAGAACTCTGCCGTTTCTCCGTGGAGGAAATCCCGGGCGCGCCCGGTGCCCGCCAGCTCCAGATGCATGGACCAAGGCCCAAGCCACATCAGTCGTGGAGTTTCGGAGTTTCGGAGTTTGGAGTTAGTGAAACAGGACATACGCAATGTAAACCACCAAAGCCAACTTCAGTGGAACTATAATCATTAAGTAATCCATCTTTTCCTTTCTAATTCTAGCACCTGCTGCGCCTGGCCTTCCAGCTGCTGCCTCCTGAACTCTGGATCCATGCATTCTTCCCGGATTTCAAGGAGTTTTGGAGCTTCAACCTGTAATATAATGCTTCACCAGGCGTTTGTCAAGAGCCCGGGCGAAATATTTATCGCAGAACTCAGCCATTCTCCGTGAAGTGTTAACGGGATCGCGCGCCGGGCGCTGGCAGCTCGTGACTAACACATCTCCCCCAAAAAATGGCGGAGTTACGGGAGTTTCGGAGTTTCAACTTGACAGAAGTCAGTTGCCGGGATCCCGGTGCCCGGCCGAACTTATCCACAGGTTATCCCCTGCGACATAATGTCGCAGGAGTTTGGAGTTTGTGCCTAGTTCTCTTGAGGTCTAGGCTTGAATATATTGTGCAAGGCGTAAGGGTTATCCTCAACTTCCTCGTGTGCCTTTTCCACACGTTTCGCATTGCGTGTCATAACGGGAACAACCCCATCATAATGATCTGCAATTCGTTTTAATGTTTCGCCATTCTCTTCAATGGCATCAGCAATCCTAATGAGCGCCAAACTTATAGTTTCGTCTACTACCATAATATACCTTTCTACTTTCTAGAAACAGAGAACCTATGCCATGTGGCGAACCATGTGGTCTAATAAGACTCTCTATTTCTGTTCCCATTATACCATAAAGTTATCCACAATGCAACAACTCATTTGAACTATTTTTCCTGACAGGACTGGCAACGCTGCCCGGGCCCCAGCTCCAGAATCAGGATCCTAGATCCACGGACAAAACGGCTCATTTCCTCGGAGTTTGGAGTTTGTATCCAGATTCTTCACCTGCAGCCAGGGCATCCTGAAGCAATCTGGACTAAAAAATGGCAGAAAATGGGAGTATTTTTACTGGAGTTTTCCCGGGCGCGCCCGGTGCGACTGGACGAGCTGCGAGTTTCACTCAAAAAATGGCTGTTTTGTGGGAGTTTGGGAGTTTGCACAGGGAACTGGCCGCGCGGTCCCCGGGCTTCCGGATTTTATCCACAGGTTATCCACAAAAATGGCTAAATTAAGGGAGTTTGGGAGTTTTCGCGACAATTTGCCGCAGATTTAGGCCTTTGAGTGGCCCTTCGTATAACCCGGGCACAAGATCCACGGTTTTTTGGCCTAGGTCCTTGATGCGCGCCCCTGGAAACAGTTTGACATGACCCTTGGCGAGCCCTCCAACCAGGATATAAACTGGTGCACCATGTATATAGTGAATAGTATTCCACGCCTTTTGAAAGGTGGATAGGATACACTTTTTGTTACAGTGTATTACCTTCAGCTCAAGCGTGAAGAATCCTGTAACATTGTGAAATATTAAGCAATCCGGAAATCCTGGAGTGACGTAACTCTCAAGCCTTGAAATGAGATATCCATCACCATCGTTCAAGTGTTTTTTTAAATTCTTCCAAAGCCTTGTTTCCGGCTTTACGGTCATACTTCGTCTTGTCTCTCACCACTCTTGGTCGATACTTCTGTGATGTCCTTAAGTCCTTCGCTATCGGATTTGACTTCTTCCTGAACTTCAAGGACCAAACCTTTTTTTTCTTCTCTAAATTTTCCATCCAATCCTAATTCCTTTAATGATTTTAAAACTTCTTCACGGGACATAGAATCAATGCTTCCTGTCCTGATTTCTTTACGGTCAATGTACAATCCGGCGGCTTGTCCACGCAAGCGCTCAGCATTAACAGCAGCACTAAAAGACTTTTCCACCAGTGACTTCTCACGGAGCCGCGCCAACTCCTGTACATGTTTTTGTAGTTTAACTTCATGTGTCTTCTCCAATTCAGCTCTTCGTTTAAGAACAGCATCCACAACCTTAGGATATCTCTTCCCATTCAATAGCTCTGATGCAGTCACATTCGCTCGTTCCTCCTTATACCCAGCCTGTCTTGCACATTCCGTTGGAGTTAATCGTCCTTCATTCTCAGCGTAGATTTTAACAAACACGCGTTGCTTATCAGTGAGTCCATCACTCCTAATTGGGTGCTTTATGGCTCCTCCACTCTGCCTTATTTTAGCCACAATGGTGGCACCACTAGTGGCACCTCTC